CTCGCAGCTCTCAGTCGAACTGTTTCCGAAAACTCCTCAAAGAAGTCGGGCTCCATAATTAGGGTCCTAAGACTTTCGTACTTCATGTCGGCGACAATGGAAGTGCAAACTTCGCCAACAGTGATCGTGTTGGCTAGCGAAGTCTGTGGATGACCAGTGTGGAGTTGAGGTTTCTTGAACTTGATCTTGACATTTTGAATGCGCAAAGGTCGCATGTAGCTGTCTTTTAGGACTTGTAGTGAACTTTCAGGAGCTCCCATTACACGACAAGTCTCAACGAAATTATGGACAAGATGGACATTGTGACTTTGGTCACAAGCAGTGACGTCACTTTCCCATGCAAACACCCGTCCGTTGATGCCGATGACGCAAGCATTATCATCTCCTCCAACGATAAAGCAAGCAACGATACGACCAAGAGATTGGCGGCATTTTTCCATAGCCTTTCCGAACCAATTGCTCTTCTGACGAACGGTCATATCAGCCCCGTAAGAAAAGTAGATGGAATGCGTCTCGGTCTCATAAAGAAGGAACATAGATGTGCGTTTCAAAGCGCGCTTAATCATCGTGCAAACAAAAACCAACTGATCGAACAATTCACTAGGTGGGTTGATGATGAGACGAGGCTTGCAGGTCGGCAACACCTCATCAAACTTCGGAAAGCCATCATCAGCTTTTGGCATAGTGTCAACACCCACGACTGAGAATCTTTGTTTGAAATGTTCAACATGCTTCCTTCGCGACGCAGCAGGCATGTTAACAAGATATGATTCGAATGTCTCCAAATCTATCAGAGGATTCTCCTTCTCAAACTGGATCTTAGGCCAAGTTGCTTTACGACGAAAGCGCGAAAGGGATTTCTCGCATTTAGGATCCACGATAGGAATGGCACGAGCTAGACGAGTGACGAGAGCGGAGGGCAAACAAGCGCGAGTGAAACAAAGAGCAGGTCGGAAGAAATTGACATAATAAACCTCTGAAATGAACCCGTGTGTGAACAAAGAGGAAGCCCACTCTTCATTTAAGGCATCACATTCGATACGGTCATCTTGCATGTTGGCGTAAACATGAGCAAAATGGTCCCTCCATGGTGTGACAGACTGACAATTTCTCTCATCATAGAATCCCAATTCCGCCTGAGTGAAGCAAATCCCAATAGCACATTTTGGACTTTCAATATGATGATCAAAATAAGAGACAGGCAAATGAATAGGGTCTCTGGCGCTGGGAAACTGGTTGGTTGTCACATATAAAGATAAGCAACTATCTTCCGC